CGCGGGGGGGGTTGCGGGAAGTAGGGATGCCGACTACACCCCCGCCGCCAGCCTTGATGTGCTGGTACGCATGAATGCGGCGGGCGTGTTGAGTAACGAAACACTGTTTGAAGAGGCGCAGAAGCGCGGCATTATCTCCCCGATGCGCCGCTGGGCGGACGAGAAGACCCGCCTTGAATTGCAGGGCGACATAGGATTTAAGCAGTCCAATGAAGAGCAGGCAGAATGAATACAACCCTTATCCATGACCTGATTACGCGGCAGATTGACCTGATGCGCTATGAGGTATCCGTCCGGCAAAGCATATTCTCGCTGCTGGATGCCCTGCATAACGATGTCGCCGCAAGACTGGTTTCAGGCAGCCTGAAAACGCAGTTGCGCCATGTAGAGCGCATTGTGTCGCAAGGGTATCAGTCCATACTGCACGCGCTTGACGTTTTGCCGGTACTGGATACGGAGACGGCATGGCTGGCTGTTTGGTTGGGCGGGCTGGTTACGGCATACGGGCTGAAAGACAAAATAGTGCCGCTGGGCAAGAAGGCGGTGAGGGCTTTGGCGGATACGTTTACGCTGGGCGGTTTGACGCTGCAAGAAGCCATAGCCAAGCAGAGCCGCGATTTGGGCATGAAAATCAAGGCATGGCTGCGCGTGGCACACATTGACGGTACGCCGCCCGATTTTGACGAATTGGGTGGTTTTTTTATGCGTGCCAAACAGACCGCGCAGGCGATGACCCGCACATGGATAACCGCCGCCGCCCATGCCGCCCATGAAGCATTTGCCCGCGTGAACCCATTTATCAAGGGCTACCGACATTTGAGCGTGCTGGACGGCAGAACGACAAGCCTGTGTACGCACCGGCACGGTCTGTTGTGGAATAAGCAGCATAACCCAATCGGGCATAAGCAGCCATTCAAACGTCCTCCCCTGCACATCAATTGCCGTAGCAAGCTGGTTTATGTGTACGACCTGCAAGAACCGTTTGACGGCTATTCGGGCGCGGAATGGGTCAAATCGCGCAGCCTGCATGAGTTGCAGGAGCAGTTCGGCAAGAACATAGGGCAGATGCTGCATGAAGGCAGAATCGGGCTTGAAGATACGCTGGACGGCTTGAAGCCGCTGACGATGACACAGTTGCAAGAAAAGATTGACGCAGCCTGAATATTCGGGCTGCTTTTTGTTGCCTGCCGTTCGGATGAACGCAGGTGTTTTTCGCGGTGGAAGCCGCTTACTACGGAGTAGCAAAATGAAATTGAAATTTGACGAAAACAACCATGTGGTAGTACAGGACGACAAGCCCGTATATGTGCATGACGACGGCAAAGAAATCCCGTTTGACGCACCTGCCGCCATGCAGAAAATCGGCAGCCTGAATGCCGAAGCCAAACAGCACCGCGAGGCAAAGGAGGCGGCGGAAGCCAAGCTCAAAGCCTTTGACGGTATTGAAGATGCGGCAGACCCCCGCTCGGCGGCGGCTGCCCGCAACACACCCGACGACAAAAAACTGATTGATGCCGGTGAAGCGGAGCGTGTGAAGGCGGAAGCTATCAAGGTGTATGAGGAAAAACTCAATGCCGCAGAGAGCGAGAAAGCCAAAATCCGCGAGCAGTTCCACAACGAGCTTATCGGCGGAAGTTTTGCGCGCAGCAAGGTAGTTTCCGACAAACTGGCTATTCCGGCAGATATGGCGCAGGCGTTCTTCGGGCGGCATTTCGGCATTTCGGAAGAAGGGAAAATCTTTGCCAAGGATGCAAACGGCAACGAGATTTACAGCCGAACCCACGCAGGAGAGAAAGCAGGCTTTGACGAAGCACTGGAAGCCCTGATTGATGCCTATCCGAACAAGGACAACATCCTGAAAGGCAGCGGGGCATCGGGCGGCGGTGCTACGCCGAGCGCAGGCAGCGGAGGCAAAACCATGACCCGCGCCGATTTTGAGAAACTTGACCCCGCAAGCCAAATGAAGACCTTGCAGGACAAAGTGCAGATTGTTTGACAACGCAGCCTGATGGCTGTTTTTTTATGGAGTTTTGAATATGGCAACACAAAATACATTGACCGGTTTAATTCCTACGCTTTATGCGGCGTTGGATACCGTGTCCCGTGAAATGGTGGGTTTGATTCCCGCCGTGAACCGCGACAGCACGGCAGACCGAGCCGCGCTTGGGCAGGTTGTACGCAGTCCGATTGCCGCCGCAGGCGATTTGGAAGACGTGGTAGCAGGCGAGCAGCCGCGCAATTCAGGCGGGACAACGCTGGAATATGCCGACATCGTTATCGAGCATTCCAAAGCTGCGCCGATTCTCTGGAACGGCGAAGAACGCTTGGCGGTGGGTGAAACGGGGCAATACAACACTATCCTTGCCAATCAGTTTTCGGATGGCATGCGTAAGCTGGTGAACGCAATGGAAGCCAGCATCGCCGAGAAAGCACTGCAAGGCGCATCTGTGGCATACGGCACGCACGGACAAACGCCGTTCGGGACATCAGGCGACTTGTCCGATTTCGCGGGCGTTGCCCAACTGTTGGACGATAATGGCGCACCGATTGCAGACCGCCAGCTTGTGCTGAACAGCGCGGCAATGGCGAACCTGCGCGGCCGCCAATCTGTGCTGTTTAAAGTGAACGAAGCCGGCACAAGCGATATGCTGCGAAACGGCATGACCGACCGTGTGCAGAACTTCGCGCTGCGCTATTCAGGTGGGATAAGCCGCCATACTGCCGGCGCAGGCACCGGATACACAGTGAGCGGGCAGGCGGCAGCAGGCGTGAAACAGCTTGCTTTAGCAGGCGGAAGCGGGGCATTAAAACGTGGCGATATTGTGGCGATTGACGGTGTGAAATACATTGTCGGGCGTGATGTCGCCAGTGCCAGCGACAAACTGGTGCTGAACGGCGGACTGCTGGCTGCTGCGAATAATTCCGCGCTGACCGCATTCGGCGATTTCACGCCGAATTTTGCCTTTGACCGCAACGCTATTGTGCTGGCCAGCCGCGCCCCTGCATTGCCGGACGGCGGCGACAGCGCGGATGATGCCATGACCCTGACCGACCCAGTTACGGGGTTGAGCTTTGAGGTAAGGGTTTACCGCCAATACCGCCGCGTGAAATACGAAGTCGCTATGGCTTGGGGGAGCGCGGTTGTAAAACCCGAACATCTGGTGGTGCTTGCCCATTAACGTTTAAGGCAGCCTGAAATTCGGGCTGCCTTCTAGGAGATGCCTATGATTACCGTACAGAAAGACCATATCCGCATGGATATTGACGAAGGCGTTTTGTCCGAGCATGAACGGCTTGGCTGGCGAATTGCCGACCCGCTGCCTGAAAGCGACGCGGGAAACGAGGAACTGCAAGCCGAGCTTGAAACGTTGCAGGCAGAAAATGAGCAGTTGCAGACCAAATACGAGCAACAGAATAAGGTTATCGTGCAGTATGAAAATGAAACCAACGCCTTGAAATCCGCGCTGGACGAAGCGCAGGAAAAAATCGCCGAATTGGAAGCGAAGCTGTCCGAGCCTGCGGCCGATAAGCAGCCTGAAAGCAAAACCGAGCCGAAAAAAGGCAAAGGCGAGTAATTCAGGCAGCCTGAAAGGATTGCGATATGTTGAGTTATGCAACTGTTGCCGAGGCAGACGAATACCACAACGCGCGGCAGACGGCGGCGCAGTGGGACGACTACACGCCGACGCAGAAGCAACAGCGTTTGGTATCCGCCAGCGACCTGATAGACCGCTTATTTACCTATAAGGGCAAGCCTGAAAACGATGCACAGGCGCGCGCGTTCCCACGCTTTTTGCCGCAGGAAGTGCCGGACGGCGCATTATTCCGCCGCCTGCCTGAATACAGCGCGGAAAGGCAGGCGGTATTGCCTGAAAACGTAAAGCAGGCGTGCTGCGAACTGGCATTACTCTCCGATATTTCAGGCAGCCTGAAAAATGCGGCAAAGGTGCAGAATCTAGGCGGGGTACTGGTTAAGGCGGGCGACTGCAAAAGCGATTACAAGGATTGGAGCTTGACGGTATTTGCCGCGCAACGCCTGCTCTCCCCGCTGATTGACCGGCGCGGCTTTGTGGAGCGCGGATAATGGCAATTACGGCACATCTGTTTACCCCCGCCGCGTGGCTGCGCCTGCAACAGCCAGACTTGTCCGAACCAATACGCGAAATCGGGCGCAGGCTGGAAACGTCGGTTATCCAAAACTACAACCAGCAGAAAAGCCCTGCGGGTATCTCGTGGATACCCAGCCGCCGCGCCGGGAAAGACGGCGGCAAAACCCTGATTGC